GAACTTGTTGTTAAATCAAGTTACAAATTTTAATAAATTATTTACTGTTGAAAACGGACAACACCCAATATTGTTTAGAAATTATTTATCACAAAGAATTAATATAGAAACAATGATTATATTAAACAAGTTAGTAAACTATCAAAAAGATTGGGATAAACAAATAAATGAAAATATCATATGGCCTAATCATAAAAACAAATTAAATAATTACAATTCACTATTGACAATTAATGAAACAGAGTATAAAATGAAAGTTCTTAATTTAACAAAAAATAAAAAGTAATGCATATAACATCAATATACGATAAAGAAGGTAAAGAAGTAAATAGATTAGAAATTGACGATGATTTAACTCATTGTGGTGGTAGAGTTTGGAAAGGTAAAGAACATTATTATAAAGGTTTAGGTATACCATACACTCATCACCAATTACTAGAAAAAGATATTACAGACGATACCGAGTTTGATACAATTCAAGATACAAATATATTTTATCTAGGATATTCTGTAAGTAGAAAAAGTTGGAAAAATAAAGTAGGAATATTTCAAGAAAGATATCAACCTTTTTTTCCAGACTTTATTGGTGCTTGTAGTGTTAAAGAAAAAACAATCACTGGTAATGCTAGATGTTTTAAAAAATCATCTGTAAATGTTATAGAAGTAATTAATTATGATATAGTAAACAAACAGTATTATTTTAAAATGGATTACGAGTGTGAAAGAAGAAGTTATATACAAGATGGTGGTGACCCCAGAAATTTAAAAAGTCTTATAGAATATATGTTAAGAAGTGATTGGAATTTTTTATGGGATAAAGGTGCAATCAATGATATAACACCAGAGGGTCTGGTGTCAGATGTGGCTGACCTATTTGAGTCAGATGAATTGCACCATCAATTAGGAACTGTGTATTCTGTTTTATACAGTTTATACAATGTTAATGTACAAAAATATTTTGAGTTTCTTAAACATATGAAATTAGAACATAAGAATCAATCTTCTTTTATTACTAATTCCATATTGATTTTAGAGAATAATGGTATTGATACTTTACCATTAAAACCTTTTGATGAGGATATGAAGAACTTTAAACATACAGTTTTGAATTTCTTATTACAAGGTAAAAATTGTGCATATTGTTCTTGTGATATGTTTATACACGAGGGTGATATGGTCAGAGATGACTATGTACGAAATGTATCAAAACAACTACAACACATACAATATTAATCTTAACTTGGAGTGAAAATGGAACAAAAACAATCTAACGAATCTTTAGTAAGAGAAAGAGATTTTTATCGTTCTAAATTTGAAGGTATGGAAAAGAAAATAAAAAGTCTAACAACAGACTGTGCATATTTAAAAAAAGATAATGACGGACTTAGAGATAGACTTAAAGATATGAACAAACAAGCTTTTGTTAAAAACAGAAGAAACTTTAGGAGATAGATGTGGAACAGAGATTTACATTTATAAAAACAAATGAAATAAAAGAAGATTTTGATTCTGAGGAGAGAGTAGAAGTTGAAGTTGTTATGGAAGATAATGATTTAGGACAACTTGAAGAAAAGTTTAGTAACTTTTTAAAGGGTTGTGGTTATGAAAACATTTCAGTATCAATAACAGAACCTAGAATTGAAGAAGATAGTGACCATTTAGGTGACCTAGATGATGAACTAGAAGACATAGATGAGGTTGATAATATTCGTGCATTTAAAAAAAAGACTATGTACAATGATGATTTTGATAAACCATCTGATACAGAGTGATGCAACAATTATCTTTATTGGATTTTGTAGTGGATAATAATAAACCTAAAAATGTATTTGTACTTGGTAATGGTGAATCTAGAGATGGATATGACCTAAAACAATTTAGACAATGGGGAAAGATTTATGGGTGTAATGCACTTTATAGAGATTTCCAACCAGATGGATTAATATCAACTGATTGGGCTATGATGCACGAGGTATATTCATCTGGTTATTGTTCTGATAACAAATGTTATTTTAGACAATGGAAACTGTTACCAGAACAATTCTTTGAGATGTTGCAATATACTGGATTAGAACAATCAAGTATGGAACAATTAAATGAACAACTAAAGAGTCTAGAATTAGACACAGTAGATAAGTTTNTACATCAAAATGAAAAAGGTAATAAAACACAATTAGTTTGTCACGGAATAGACCCAGAGAGATTTAAAGATGCAATATTAGAAATATTGACAAAGTTTAAAGGATTACCGAAAGGTGATGTAAGACAGAAACTAGGTAATGCTGGTTTATGGATTACTTGGGTTGATGAAAATGATAAGGTTCAAGATTTAGATAGTTTCTTTGATGGTGAGTTTATGGGTTGGAGTTCAGGCCCTACTGCTGTCAGAGTTGCGATAGAAGAGAATAAAGATANAGATAACATCTATATGTTAGGATTTGATATGCCTAGAGAAGGTAAAGTTAACAATGTTTATAAAGATACAGATTGTTATATAACTTCTGATTGTAAATATGTAAGTCCTATGAACTGGATAGAACAACACGAAAATAATTTCAAGAAATATCCAGATAAAAAGTTTTACAGAGTTATAGATGATGGTTCTGAAATACCAGAATGGTCAGACTATGATAATGTGAAAACAATCACCTACGGAAATATGTGGGGTAGAGTGGTTGTATAAATAACATTATATTATGATTAAGTGAAGATAAAATAGCATATAATAACATACGGAGAANATAATATGTCATTAGATACTTTAAAAAAGTCTAATTCTTTAGACAANATACTGGCTGCAGTTGAATCAGAAAATGCACCAGTAGAAAAACAATCATATGTAGACGAGAGATTGTGGAAACCAGAACTAGATAAGTCTGGTAATGGTTATGCAGTTATTCGTTTTCTGCCTGCACCAGATGGTGAAGATATGCCTTGGGCAAAACTTTGGAATCANGCATTTCAAGGNCCAACTGGTAAGTGGTACATTGAAAACTCATTAACTACATTAAATCAAAAAGACCCAGTTTCAGAATATAATTCTAAACTGTGGAACTCTGGTGTTGAAAGTGATAAAGAAATCGCTAGAAAACAAAAGAGAAAACTACAATACTACTCAAACATATATGTAGTGTCTGACCCAAAGCACCCAGAAACTGAAGGTAAAGTTTTCTTATTCAGATATGGTAAGAAAATTTATGATAAGTTGATGGAAGCTTTGCAACCTCAGTTTGAAGATGAAACTCCAGTAAATCCATTTGATTTCTGGGAAGGTGCAAACTTTAAATTGAAAATTAGGAAGGTTGACGGATATTGGAACTACGACAAGTCAGAGTTTGATAGTCCATCAAAATTAAACGAAGATGATTCCGAATTAGATAAGATTTGGAAGACAGAATACTCTTTAAAAGAGTTTACTGCACCATCTAACTTTAAGACTTATGATGAACTCAAAAATCGTCTTGACGATGTTCTAAGTGGAACTCAATCAACAACAAGTTCTGCCGAAGATGTAGAACTTCCTAAGACAGAAGTTGACGGAGATGACAAGTCTTATGTAGACAATGTTGTCAAAACGACTTCTACTGAGAGTGATGATAGTTTAGATTACTTTCAGAAATTAGCAAAAGAAGCCTAAACTTCCTTTGTTTCTCCTTATTTAAAGGGTGTTACTTTATTGTGACACCCTTTTTTTTATCCACACGGTTTTTTATAAATAGTAGTGAGTAGGAGAGGCAAATATGGTAGACCCAATTACAGCGTTTGGTGCGGCTACAGCCGCCTTTAGTGCAATCAAAAAAGGATTTGAAATCGGCCGAGATGTGGAATCTATGTATGGTGATATCGGTAGGTGGATGACAAGTTGTGAAACTGTAAACAAAGAAGCTGCAAAAGCAAAAAAATCTGGTATGAGTGTTGAAGAAGAAGCACTTGAAGTCTTTGCACACAAAAAGAAAATCGCCGCAATGGAACAAGAACTCAGAACTTTTGTTAATTTGAGTCATGGCCCTAATGCGTGGAACGAAGTTTTAAGAATACAAGCGGATATAAGAAAAAAAAGAAAAGAAGCAATATTACTTGCAAAAAGAAAACAAGAAGAAATGATTATGTGGGTTATGATAGGTATAGGTGCATTATGTTCACTTTGGGTGGTATTTTATGTCATTTGGAAAGCAATGGGAAGTTAAAATGAAAAATAATATTTTGACTAAATTAATGAGAAGTCATTGGTTTTGGATTTATTTATTTGTCATAGTTCTTTTTACTATGTTGACTCTAGTTGATTTCATAACAAGTTAATGAAAAAATTTAAATGGACTCGTTGGCCTAAACCTAAGTCTAGGTGGAGACACGCAATGCCGTATAAAAGTCCAGTGGTAATGTGGAAAAGTGAAATGGTATTAGTAAAGTACGAAGATATAGAAGGTGAGAAAGTTCCTATTCATATATGTAGAGGGATTAGTACCAGAAAGATACCAGAATATTAACCATATGATTGTCTATGAACTTGTGAATGAAAACTGTCAGTAATACTTGTGTCCATAACTATTGTCTTTTCAGTCGGATTAGTTGTAATATTTGTATTACCACCAGCCATCATAAATGATGCAGTTTGATTTTCTTTTTCTGCAACTAATTTTTTATTATCTTTCATAAGTTCAACCAACTCATTTATTTTTTCAACTTGTTTTATACTAGTTTTTTCAAGAATTTTATTATTCTCGTCCATCACCTTTTTAATTTTTTCATTATTCTTTTTCATACTCTCAACAGTAGCAACTCTTTTTTGTTCAATGAGTTTATCAAATTGTTCTTGAGTTATATCACCTCTTTCTAATCTTTTTTGTTGAAACTTCTCAAATTTTTCAAAACTAATTTGACTCTTTTCAACTTGTTTTGCATATCTTTCAATCTTGTCGCCTGGTGTATCAATTAAATCTTCTGCCTTTATTAAACCAAAAGTAAAACCTTCAACTGCACCAGCACCCCCTGCTAATATTTTTTCAAACTTATTTGCCTCTTTACCAAATAATTCATTCGCATTTCCAAATGCTGCAACTGCATCTGTTGCCGAAACAACCACAGAACCAAGTGCAAATCCTACTGGGCCTGCACCTCTAAGTGCAGTACCAGCAACTCTCGCACCACCTTTTACAATATTTTTTACACCACCTAATTTTGATATTTTATCTGGTTTAATCGTTTGTTTAGTCTGACCCATTTTGGAAACATCAAAACCTGATGATTTACCACCCTTTACACCTTTTGCACCTTTACCACCTTTACCACCTTTACGACCAAAACCCATCATTCCACCAAGTCCTCTGACCATACTTGTTGCAGTTTTTATCGCAAAAATAATTGCAGCCCCAAAGGCAGCGATTGCTACACCTAGAGTAATAAGAAAACCTTTTGTCCAACCACCAAACTTATCATTTGCATCTTTAAATAATTTTTTTGCAACACCAGCTAAACCCTCTTCTTGAAATACTGCATATAAATCTTTAACATAGTTGATAAATGCCTTTGTAATTTCTATGGTTGCACGGATAGTTTTTTTCAATCCCTCAATAAATTTAGGCCACATATCACTATTAATAAATTTTTGTAAAGCAAACAATGCAGTAAGTAAAAGACCACCAGTCACTATATTTTTTAGAATCGCACCTATACTTTTGAATGTAGTTTCTATTGGTGATGTTATCGCACCTAATATACCTTTACCGAGATTTTGAACAGATGTTAATAATTTACTTCTGTCTCTCTTTTCATCTTTTTTATCTTCACCACTTTTTGTTATAGATTCTTTCACACCTAATGCAAAGAATTTTATTCTTTCACCAAAAGTTAAAAACCCTTTTTTATTTGCCTCTAGAATTTCTTGTTGTAATTCACTTTGTTCTTCTTTTTGTTCTTTTGTTTCATCAATACCTTGAGTTTGTATTTTTTGTAATTTTACTACTTCGTCTGTTGTTTCTTTTTGTAGATTATCAGTTTCAGTAATACCTTCTTTTTTATCAAAACTTTCTCTTTGGGACGCAAGTCTAGTATCATTAATTATTTCTGGTAATGCATCTTTTAGTCTTTCACCAGCATCATCACCTCTATCATTTTGTTGAATAATAGTTTGTAGACTATCAGTAGTTTCTTTTTGTCTTTTGATAAGTTCTTGAAAGTCTCTTGAAGTAATATCAGCCATTATTTTTTCTTCTCTGTTTTCTTATCTACATATGCATTTGCACCGAAATATGCGGCGACTAGTGCTGAAATTGCAACAAAATATGTTGGTGCAATATCGGCGATTAATTTTGCAGCTGTGTCTTGTCCTAACATTGCAGTAATTAATATACCACTAGGATAAAATAACATACCAAATAATGCGAACCAAGTCATAGTTCTCATTGCATCTCTACGAGCATCTGCATCTTCTAATTCTTTTCTTTTAAATTCCAAATCCATCTCCAATTCTTCTGAAGTAATGTGTCCATCACCATTCAAGTCTTTTTTAGCCAACTCTGGGTCAACTGTTTTAGGTATTTTGTTGTTGTCGTTTAAGTTGTTCATTTTCCTCTCTTATATGTTCGTTTAACATTCCCACATATATTTCTCTTTCCCAAGGCACCATATTTTCTAATTCAGTCAAACTATATTTATGATGTTGCATAAACGAAAAGTTTGTTTTAAAATGGTTCTCAAGAGTATCGTGAGAAAGAGCTATGTAAAAAAACTATTCAAACCCTCCAGTCTAACTTTTGATGAAACATTTGTGTTTGGATTATTAACTTCTACATCTTTATACAATTTAGGTATATTGTCAAAGAATGTTCTTACTTTATTAAATTGGTTTGACGACAAACTTTCAATAAATTCTTTAGATTCTTTTTCATTAAAGTCTGTTTTTTCGTAAACCTTTTCACCGTCTATAATTCTATGAACACAATTAATAATAATTTTAAATAAATCATCCATAGTAGGATTTTTAAAATCTTTTAAATGTGATAAATCATCAATAGAAGGATATCTAAATTCTATTGCAATTTTATCATCTAATCTAACTAAATTACTATCTGGTAATGGTTTATCAACCGTCAAATCAGTAAGATTAATTTCTTTTGTCACATATGTGTTTTCTTCATCTGGACATTTAATTGAAACTTTAGTAGTTTCACCAGATGATTTTGCACGAATATTTACAAATAAATATTCTAAATCTGCCATAGGTATTACACCACTTTTTATAGTATTATTAGTGCAATTCTCTATGAGATTTTTGACTGCATTTATTACATCTTTCTGTTCACCAGTTTCATTTGCAATCATAAGATTCTTTTCTTCTTTTACTAAGTATGGTCTGTACTTAATATCAAGTTGAGAAATTGGTAGTTTTATGTCATAAGTTGACACTTCAAATTTAGGCAAAGCCATAATGTACTCCTTTATCTAACAAATTTACCGATAGTGTTACCAACACCACCAGTGATTATATCTGCAGCCGAACCAGCGGTTGCAATCGCAGTTGGTGATGCACCAGACTTACCAAGAATATCATAAAGAACACCTTTAGGACTTATGATACTGTATCTGGAATCATCCCCAATATATATATCTGACCCCCTCAACCTTAAACTCTTATCTGCAAGACTATCGTCAACACCTTCTTCTTTGATAGTATGCCATTCTCTGTATGCGAGTTCAACTGTTACTCTTTGTAACTCAGTAGATGCTTGGTTTAAATCTTGAGGTGCAATAGATTTAGGCCAAACTTCTTTTACTGAAACACCATAACTTGTCTTTTCTTCTTTCGCACCAGTAAATGCAAAAAAATTAAATGGTATAACTGTGTTACTACCTTTACCCATTTGAAAAATGTCTAACTCACCTATGTAATTATTATAATAGTTTAAATTATGATTTAATGGATTATAGATGTTTTTCATCCACATCTCAAAGAATCTTTTTTCAGACATATCTGCATTACATAAAAATGTTGCTTGTAATGATGCATACTGACCAACACCTTGAGGTAGTTCTCTTGGTGGGCCGTATATATTATCGTCTGGTGCAGAACGAATTGTCCTGCCTGGAAACTGTAAATTTTCTGCTCTTAAACTAACATAACGATTACTTTCACCAGTAAATAATTTACACTTTAAAAATATCTCAAATCTGTTTTGTTGTGCTTGTTCTCTACCATATAAAGAACTTTTAAAATCTCTTAATGAAAATACCATTAGATTACTTTCCTACTATCTGACCACACTTTACTCGCAGATGATTTTTTAAATCTTTGTACTGGTAACATAATTGCAGTCATAAAATCTTCTTCTTCTAATTTTCTAAATCTACTTCTAACATTACTATTTAAGTATCTTTTCAAAGTAGGTTTTACAAGTCTTACATTTTTTAATGCACTATAATTTGCATCTGGGTCTAAACGACTTAATAATCTAGCTCTAAGTGCATATGGTAAGTAATGAAAATTAATTCCTAAAAATCCATCTCTATATCTTTCTANNGGTAATACCAATGGAAATGTATCATAATATGGTAANTTGTTTTTCAATTTAGGGTCGTATATAAACATATTNAANGCACCAAAANTNACNCTACCAGTTATCTTTCCATCTCTTATNAGTTGTGCTTGAGATGGTGTACCAAGTTCTTTTATGCGATTACGATACCATTGATATGGTTCTTTACCACTTTTCNTTAACTTTGATATTTCGTCAAATATACTCATTTATTATATTTATAAGTGGGATTGAGGTGGTCTTCAGTCAATATTACAAAATCCATATTTCTATCTCTACAATATTCTCTTGCAGCTTTCCACTTTGCAGTATTCTTTCCCCACTCGTAAACTTCTCTTACAAATGATTTAGTTTTTCTTTTAGGTATTTTAGGTTCAACAGTATATTTTTTAGGTTTGACTTCTATAATCATTTTTCTTATTTTACCATCTGCTCTCTTCACTTTTACATAGAAATCTGTAAAATATCGGTGAATTTTACCGTCTGTGGGTAGACGATAAGGTATTATTATTTCTTCTGACCCCCACTCTAATACTCTAGGATTTTTATCACAATATACCATAAATTTGCGCTCCCACAAACTTCTGTAATAAATAGTAGTAGGATTACCTTTATACTTTTTTANATTAGAGGGATTATAACGACCACTGTAACTCATAGGAATATTTATATGGTTAATTATAAAGACATNGCAATGGGAAAACCCTCAACTGAGGACTTGACAAATGATTTTAGTGCAGACCCATTTAAACAAAGAGTGAGTCTTGACCAAAACACTAGACAAAGTAAATTCAATCAAGAGATTTTACAATATCCATTAAATGCTGGTAATGATGGTGGTAGGACACCAGCTGGACATCATATTCAATTTGAGATATTAGAACAAGATGTAGGTACAATTAAATTTGGTGAATTACCTAAAGAAACGACTGATGAGGTGGTTGGTATTAGTTCACTAATAAATAATTCTGCTGTTGCAAGAGATGTTGTTGTAAGTAAAAATGGTTCTGTGTTTACTTTAGTTCCAGCATTATCACAAAAAGCACAGTCTACACTCTCAGAAGGAAATTCAAGTAGAGCTGCACAAGAGTTAGGTCTTAATCCATTTATTAGTGGTTCAGCAGAAGTCAAAAGAGTTCAAAAACAAGGTGCAAGAATTAGAAACCAAACATTTGCAAGAGCACCCACAAGTAGATTACAAAGTTTAATTAAATTATTTATGCCACCAACTGTTGAGGTTACATATGCACCACAATATACTGATGAACAAATAGGACTTGGTGCAAAAACTGCTGCTGGTGCAGTTGATAGGTTTATTACCACAAAAGGTGATACTGCCGAAAAAATTGGTGAAACATTTAAGGAAGTTTTTGAAGATAATAATTTAATTGAAAAAGCTGCGATTGGAACAATAGACACACTTGCGCCTGGTTTTAAAGCGATATTATTTGGTAGGTCTGGTAAAGCAGTTAACAATAGATTAGAATTAATATTTTCTGGATTACAAAAAAGAAGTTTTTCATTTAATTTTAAATTTTTACCAAAAAGTTATCAAGAAGCAAAAGCAGTTTATAATATTATAAGAAGATTTAAATTTCATATGTTACCAGAAATTGCTGGTGATGTAACTACATCAAGAACATTTATTACACCAGATGTGTTTGATATTAAATATATGATGAGTGATGGTAAAGAAAATGAATANATNAATAAAATATCAACTTGTGTATTAGAAAATATGAATGTAAAATACGGTGGTGATAGATATCAAACATTTGACCCATCTATGGCAGAGGCAGGAGCACCAGACGGTATGAAAGCTCCACCAGTGCAAACAGAAATGACACTTCAATTTAAAGAACTAGAAATAGTAACACAGAATAATGTACTCGCAAGGGGTTTTTAATGGCATACTTTCAGAACTTTGAAACATTAGTTTATGATGTAGTTGGTGATGACAATCCAAAACTGTTTACACATATATTAAGAAGAGTTAAGATAAATGATTTAGTAAAAGATAATATTTTATTATATGATTTTTATCAAGTTAAACCAGGCGAAAAACCAGAGGATGTTGCATTTGATTTTTATGGTAGTGCAGANTTGCATTGGTTAGTATTNTATGCAAATAATATAGTTGATAGATACCATCAATGGCCTATGAGTGTTAGAGGTTTTGAAGAATACATAAAAGACAAATATACAAATCCACTTGGAACTCATCATTATGAAATTAGTCAAAAGTCTGGTGATACAGACATAAAAATAAACATAGGTTTAGATTCTACTGGTCATAGTGGTGACACTGTGAGTGAGGTAACAAATAGAGAGTATGAAGAAAATTTACAGACCGAATATAGTAAAATAAGATTAGTTAGAAAAGAATTTGTTAATCAAATTAGGAAAGAATTAAGAAACTTATTACAAAGTGATGCATAATGGCACAAGACAATTATAATTATAGTGGTTCATTTGAGGTTGAAGAGTGTAAGATAATAACTCATCACGGAAATTCAGTACCATTAGACCTTGATGGTGTGTTAAGTATTGTAAGTGTATATGAAGATATAATGCAAGGTTTTTTAACTGCAAATATATCTTTCTTAGACACAAATGATTTAGTTTTACAAAATGGTATTGTAGGTAATGAGTATTGTTATTTAAAATTAATCACTCCTTCTTCTGAAGATGTTTCATTAGATTTCACAAAAGACCCATTAATAGTTACATCAGTANNACAAANAAATGANGGACAAGGTAGANTTGTNNCTTTNACNCTTGCATCTAGNGAATATATGANAAATTCTAGAACTAGAATNTCTCAAAGTTTCTCTGGTAATATGTCAGAGATAGTNCGTAGATTAGTAAAAGAAAAACAATTTTTAGGTAGTGATAAAAGATTTTTAACTGATGATAGTGTTGGTTTAGAAAGAATTGTNATACCTAATTTGCGACCTTTAACTGCAATTCAGATGATTGCACAAAGAGCTAAGACAAAAAAAGACTCACCATTTGTGTTTTTTGAAACAACAAAAGGTTTACATTTTTTATCTTTTGATATGATTAATAGACAAAACACTAAAACAACATTTACTTTAGGTGCATCAGATACTTATGATAACAAACCATCTAAATCATCTCAATTAGAGGCAAATATTGTCAGACAATTAGGACAAGTAGAAAACGATAACTTAATAAGTAATAGTGTACTATTAAACACACTGAATGGAATGTATTCTTCAAGAATGTTATTACACGACATATACAATAAAACCTACCACGATTTAAAGTTTAGATACTCTGATGCGTTTTCCAAAAAAAATGACATAGAAACTAGTATNGGTGAAACTGGACACCCAATATTTCCGATATCAAGTTCAGTTGATGAAGATGGAAAAACAGTAGAAGATTTTCACGATTCATATTTAACTTTACAATCCACATCTGGATTTAATACTCCTAAAGGTTCAGTTCACAATATTAATCCTTATCCCAATACAATATATCCATTTGAAGAATCTTCAATAAGTGACCATTTATTAACTAGAAATCATAAGATGTCATTTTTAGATAGAATGGGTATGACTATTGATATGGTAGGTAATTTATCAATACAAGTTTCAGATGTAATAAGATTGAATGTATATAAAGCAAAAACTGATGTTGACAATGAAGATGAAGATTTATATGATGAAAGATTAACTGGTAGATATATCATAACAAGGTTAAGACACACTTTTGATTTTGGTAATCCAAAAAAACACACGATACAAGCGACAGTTATTAAAGATAGTGTGACTAAACCTTACTCAAGTAATCTACCACCTAACCCAAAGAGGTTAATTTAAAGGAAGTAAAATGACTAATAAACAAACTCGTAAGTTAAGAACACTAAATTTTCAAAAACAAGAACGATACCTAAATAATGAAGTGAATGACTTAACAACNGAGGTGAGTAAACTCTACCTCGCAAGAACGAGAAAGTTTTTAGGAAGAAGAACAGCGTGAAGACATTTGACCAACTACAAGAGGGTGTATATGACCCTAATATATTCAAAGCATTTTTTCTAGCAGGCGGGCCTGGTAGTGGTAAATCTTTTGTAGTAAGAAAGACCACTGGTGGGCTCGGTCTGAAAGTTGTAAACTCTGATACTGCATTTGAAAAACTACTTAAAGATGCAGACTTTGATTTAGACTTTAGGGATATGAGTCCAGAGAAATCTCTTGAGAGAGATGTCATACGAAAAAGAGCAAAAGAAGTTACATCTAAAATGCAAAAGAATTTTGTTGCTGGTAGACTTGGTATGATTGTAGATGGTACTGGTGCAGAATATGGTAAAATAGAAACACAAAAAAGATTATTACAACAAATGGGTTATGATACTTATATGATTTTTGTTAATACTTCATTAGATACTGCAATAGAAAGAAATAATAAAAGAGATAGAAAACTACCGTTAGATATTGTTAAAACATATTGGAACAATGTGCAATCAAACATAGGTAAGTTTCAAAATTTATTTGGTACTAAAAACTTTGTTGTTGTAGATAATAACAATGCAAAAGAAAATGTATTCAATAGAGTATTTAAGTCAATTAGAAAACTTGCAACCAAAAAGGTCAATAATTATATTGCAAAACAATGGATTGATAATCAGTTAAGATTGAAAAAATTGTCAAAGGGTTGACTTTTAAAAAATATGTGTTATTATAATAGTGTGGATTGTCTTGGGGGTGCCCTCAGTTCTTAAACACATTAAAAAAAAAGAACCAAAATGCAAGAGGATTGGTAGTTGCCTCTGTAAACATTAACTACCATATATTAATTTAACTAGTGAGGTATAATGGCTAAACGAAAAATGTCTGAAGAACAACGACAGGCTGCGATTGAAAGACTTGCACTCGCAAGAGAAAAACGACTAAAAGAAAATCCACCACAATATAAAAACATTGCACCAGAGGTACTTGCGATACCAGATGATGGTTTTATGTCTATGAAAAAAGTCAGACAATGGATTAAGACACAAAAAGATATTGCATCAACTTCTGAAAAGGCGTCAAGAAGACACGGAATAGATACTAAAATAAAGAATCAAGAAAGAGTTAAAGCTCTTAATGCACGAGGATATATTAGGTGGTTAAATAACTATCTTGAGTCTGGTACTTTTGCTGGTGATTTTATTGGTGAGTATGAAGAGATTCCTATCACCAGAAGAATTATTGCAGGCCCTAGAGAAGGTTGTAAAATAAAAGGTGGAAGAATAATAGAATGATACAACTATACAAGAACATTCTACCAGATGATTTGGTAAGTGACTTGTTGAAATATTATGAATCATATGAACCTATTGATTATGGTAATTTCACACAAGTAGAAATAGATACTCAACATAAACTTACAAACTATATGAAAGATATAGTTTATAAAGTTACAGACCATTATTTTGAGTTGCACGACAAAACAAATCAACACCCAGAACCATTTGCATTAGAGGGTTTTAGGATAAAAAGGTATGAACCTAATAAAGGTAGTTTTCCTTGGCATACTGATGCTGGTAATATACAAAACTGCACAAGGTTTCTTGCATTATTGTTTTATTTAAATACAAGTGAAGCTGGTACTAAATTTGAAAAGACATATGTACCAGCAGAAAAAGGTAGTGTAGTTATATTCCCACCAATGTGGATGTTTCCACACGAGGGTGAGATGCCTAAGAAAGAACCTAAGTTTATAATGAGTACATATTTACACTTTATGGGGGTTGACAAATCAAGACAAGTCTGATAAAATACTGATATGAAAGAATTTACATTACTTATAACTATTCTATTTAATTTTCCTAATGGTGAACACCAAGAGATACAGATAGAACGAAAACAAATGAGTGAATTTGATTGTCATACTGAGTTAGAAAAACAAAATGATATTACAATCAATTTCTTGGGTAATACCATAGACTTATTCTTTGAGTGTACTTCTACTATTGATGATGAAGATATTTATAAATATGAGTATGATTATAAAATAGACGAAAAAACTTTACAAGATATATTATTAAAGAGAGGTGGTACGGACATATGATTACACATAAACAATTACTAAGTTGGATGCAAGAAATCCACGAAGATACATTGGAATATGGAAATGAAGACCAACAATTTGTTTTAGAACAAATGATTGATTATATAAAAAACGATTACAGAGAAGGTAAACCTCTCGTTAACAACAATATAATAGGATATTAAAATGTTATTATTTGCATTAGGAACTTTTTTCACAATTATGTCTAACTTATTTGTTATAGGTGAGGCAGAATTTTTTGCACACAAACAAAAAATGGAAAAGATGTATGGCCCATGTGAGTGGAAATATGTCGGTAAACAAACTGACATTAAGAACCCAGCACTAACTTTGAATCCACCAGTAGGTGAGAGTTATGTTTTTTTCAGACAAGTTTGCGAAAATGACCCACACAGAAAAGATTAAGATTAGGTATCAAAGACTAATCAATAATTGCGATACTGCATTGAGAGATTGTCAAGATTTAGATATGAAAGAGTTTTGGTTGAAGACTAAATTACTCGTAACTGAGAAGTATCAAAAATTATGTTCTTTGGATTAGTAACACTTTTTGTTGCACTATCAATTAGTGCAGTTGCAGCCTATTATAGTATTGTTGGTTTAATGGCGATATTTTCTGCAGCTGCATTTTCTATTGCAGTAATGGGAGTTGTACTAGAGATAGGTAAACTTGTTACTGCATCTTGGTTATATCAAAACTGGAAAACCGTTCCCAAAGTCTTAAAATATTATTTAACAAGTGCAGTAGTGATATTAATGTTTATTACTTCTATGGGTATATTTGGTTATCTATCAAAGTCACACATTGATGCTGGTACAAACACTTCTCAAGTGTCAATAAAACTTGATAGAGTAAATAGTAGGATTGCATCAGAACAAAAGGTAATTGATAGGGCAGAAAGACAATTAGAGAATTTAGATAAGGCACTAGAAAGATATGTAGAATTAGGTGCAGTATCAAAAGGTTTAGATAGAAGAGAAAGTCAAGAAGAAGAAAGACTCAAACTAACCAATATGGTTAATAAATCACAAGAAAAGATTGATGAGTATCTTGACCAGAAATCTGAATATACATTAGAGATTAAAAACTTTGAGGTTGAGGTCGGCCCACTAAAATATATTTCTGCATTACTATATGGTGATGATGCACTTACATTTTTAGAAAATGCAGTAAGATGGGTTATATTAATTTTAGTATTTGTGTTTGACCCACTTGCAGTTCTTCTAGTCGTGGCTGCAAATATAACGATTAGAGATGTTTTAAATAAAAGAAAAAGAATCAAAGATAAGTTGTTGCGAAAACAAAGAAAGAACAAGATACTTGTTAAGGAAGAACCAATCGGTGATGGTACTGCGAGAAAGATTACAAAAACTAAAAACGGTGTTACTATGGAGTATTACGAATAGAGGAGAGAACTATGCCATATATACCAGCAATAAAGGTAATTATAACATTATTGATTATAGAGATAGTTTTACACATTTCTGAAATTTTGATTGACTTAAATTTAATAAATATTTAAATGATAACTATAACAGAAAACGCAAAAAAATACTTGTACGACATCGCAAAAAAGAACGATAAGAAGTTTGTATCTTTTGGTGTAAGTGGTGGTGGTTGTGCTGGTTTTAGTTACAAGTGGGATTATATAGATGAGCCTGATAAAGGACATACTATATTTCATATAAAAGATGAGGTATCTCTTGCAGTAGATAAAGTTGCAGAGATGTATATTATGGGTAGTGAAATAGATTATGTACAAGAGATTATGGGTAGTTTTCTAAAAATTAATAACCCACTTACGAAGTCAAGTTGTGGGTGTGGAGAATCTTTTAGTGTTTAAAAAGGTATTAAGTGCAATATTGTTTAGAGTCTTTGTGACAACAATATTATTTTTAATTATATGTTTTGCTATTGCGATTTCAGTATCAAAAGGTAATACAGTAGAACACATACACACTAAAGATTGTAATCACGGAATTGGTCATTATGCAAAAATTGACCCTAGTAAGGGTAGATTTTATGGAGAACGAAAAGAATATTATGTATTTTGTAGATTATATGATGAGAAGATAGACAGAAGTAGAAGAGAAGAAGAGAGAAAGTGTTTTTATGAATGTACTGATAAAGAAACAGTTGTTGTTACAACAAGCATAGGTTATCCTTGTCAAAATAGTATTACAGAGAAGAGAAAACCATAAATATATATGCAATAAACTATTGTAGGAGTTTTAAATGGCATACAGTAAACAATTAATAGACCATTACGAGAACCCAAGGAATGTTGGGACATTAGATAAGACCAAGAAAAATGTGGGTACTGGTCTAGTAGGGGCGCCTGCGTGTGGTGATGTTATGAAACTTCAAATAGAGGTTGATGACAAAGGTATTATAACAGACGCTAAATTTAAAACATTTGGATGTGGTTCTGCAATAGCTTCAAGTTCACTTGTTACTGAGTGGGTGAAAGGAGTTCATATTGACAAAGCACAATCAATTAAAAACACAGAGATTGCGACAGAACTCGCATTACCGCCAGTTAAAATACACTGTTCGGTACTTGCAGAAGATGCTGTCAAAAGTGCAATCACTGATTATAAAAAAAAATGCAGTTGTGATGATAACTAGTAAATTTTGTAAAAACTGTGGACATGATTCTCATTGTGGAGAAGTTCTTAATGATTGTAAACAATGTTATTGTGAAAAATGCCGAGAAATAGAAACATAGGTAACATACCTATTTCAAAATATGAAGTTTATCACGGATATGACCAAGATGTAAAAATCTGGTTCATTGAAGTACAAATACCAGAATTAGGTTCTGGTTATATTTTAAAATGGTACAAGACAAAAGAGGAGTATGAGAAAGGGTTAAAAAAAGTATGTTTGACTTAATAGGATTAATACCAATTATACTTTTTATGTTAGTAATACTTTCTATATTGTTAGGATTGTGGGATTAATAGGACTCTTAATCATACCCCTCTTTATTATTCTTATGTGGAGAGATTAGTCTTATAAATAGTAGTACCATATCACATGGTTCAAAAGTGACTGATAGTCCATCAGTTAAAAGGGCGTAATGTTCAAATTGTTAACCATAAGGAGAATATTATGCAAGTTACAAAGAACATCATAAAATTAAGTAATATGTTAATCAGAATACCAGACGAATGTAAAAGAGTTTGGGATATGTCTGAAAACAGATGGGGTTATAAGAAACATGGATGATGAAGATTTCAAAAACTTCAAAAGGTTTGATAAGATATACTGGAAACTTAATTTAGTTGATACAGTTCTATTAATAATTGTAGTCGCTGTGATTTTAGTATCTTTATATGTTTAGTTTACCTAAAAATTCTAAAATAGTAAAAGGTAAAACCTTTGGAACTAAAAAGAATTTAGTATTGAATATCTATCGTTGGAATCGTGATAATGGGAAGAACCCTAGTATCAATACATATCACTTAAATAAATCAAAAATGGGGCCTATGTTATTAGATGCGATTATGTACATCAAAAATAATGTAGACCCCACACTTACATTTAGAAGAAGTTGTAGAGAAGGTATCTGTGGTAGTTGTTCTATGAACATCAATGGTACAAATACCCTTGCGTGTTTAACACCTATTGACCAGAAAGAATTTAATATCTATCCACTACCACATATGAGTGTCATAAAAGATTTAGTTGTAGACTTAGAACCATTCTTTGAACAATATAAAAGTATTAAACCATATGTCGTTACTGGTAAGAAACCTAAAAAAGAACACATACAATTACCAGAGGATAGAAAAAAGTTAGACGGATTATATGAGTGTATATTATGTGCTTGTTGTTCCACCTCGTGTCCTAGTTATTGGTGGAATAGTGAAAAGTTTCTAGGGCCTGCGATACTACTACAAGCATATCGTTTCATAGTAGATAGTAGAGATAAGAATAAAAAAGAAAGACTAAAACAATTAAATGATGCATTTAAATTGTATCGTTGTCATACTATAATGAATTGCACTAAGACTTGTCCTAAAGGTCTAAATCCAGCGAAAGCGATTTCTGAAATCAAGAAATTACAAGTGTCAAATTAAAAAGACTGTCATTTTCTTGACAACTAATAAATATTAGTAGGAGAGAGAGATGTTAGAATTAATCAATTCATTGTGGCCTATGTTTATAGGTTTCATTACACTAGTAGTAGTGTTATCACAAATGTATATGAGAATCCAAGTATTAGAAGAAAAGGTTAAGACCCTTTTTGATTTACACAACAAATCCAAGTAATGTTGTAGTTCTACAACAATCTAAAAAAAAATATAAAAAAGACTTGACTTGTTTTTAAAACAATGTTAAGATAGAGACATAATTAAAAAAGAAAGGCAATATATTATGAAAGAAAGTTATAAAGAAGGTTATAAGATGACACAAATGGAAAGAATAGAACACAGAAAAAAGATTGAGAAGTGGTCTAAAGATAATGTACAAGAATTACTAAAAGGTAATGATTGGTTAAAAAGTGGTGATTATACACCAAGTAGAAAACTACAAGAAAATGTTAGTTATTTTGAATTAGAGTGTATGCCATTAAGTGAGTTCTTACAACTTGCAGATTTAGTTACAGCTGAATCGCCTGGAACTTATACAATGAACGATTTAGTAAGAAAATTAGCAAAATAATTTAAAAAAAGACTTGACATTGTTGTCAGAACATAGTACAATAGTAATATAATCAAGAAAGAAAGAGAGAAAAATATGAAAAATTATGTAAGTTTAGAGAGAGCTAAAGGTGTTGACAAAGATGCATTGATTGATAGTGCATTTGAAAAGTTTAACAAACAAAATGTTGATAAAGACGGAAACTATGTTAAGTATAGTGATTTAGAAAATAATTTTGACGGTGTTACTCAAATGTATGAGGGTCTTAATGAGTTAGAAGACGCTTTGATTGATTACATTGAAGTTATACAAACTGTTAAAGGTGTAGTTAAGGATAAGTTAAAAGACGGAAACTTCAAAACTGATGAGAAAGTCAAAGACAAGTTGTTCTATGAAGTTCAAGATTTACAGACTTTTGCAAATCAATGGTTGCCTGATTATTCTGGTAATGTTATTGGTGGTTTCAACAAACTTGTTGGAGATATTGACGAAGAACATTTTCATCAACTATAAGAGGTTAATATGATTAAAGATATGATAGTAAAAAGTGTAAGATATTTTGAAACAAATCGTGGTTTAGGATATGAGGCAAAAACTAATGAGGGTTCTAT